TGATCTGATCGTGTGTACGCGGGTTCTCCTGATAATAGGTAGCTTGATCTAGCAGTTCCTGGTTCAGTTCGTTGGACATGGCTTGGACGAGCCACTTACCCTTGAGTTCGGGTGTCATGTCCACTTCAGTTCTGATTTCTCGTTCCGTATTCAGATTTAGTAATTCGGCGAGCGCATCAACGTGCTCAGTCAGTTCCTCCTCTCCTTCTGGAACAGGAACCATATCCGACTGACGAACTGGACCACTGTTGGGATTTTTCCTGGGGACAAAGCGTGTTGCCCCATCCCCAGGATTTTCCAATTCCTTTACTTCTTGCATCCCGTCTTCCTCTCTTTTACGGTGTTACTTCACCGCATTCGTTTACCCCGTCAGTATCAGCGAAACCTTCCCAGTTGTCCGTAAGGCAGCTATGGATATTGAGCTGCTCAAAGGTAAATGGGATAGCTTCTTCCAAGATCTCATTGACCTGATAACCGAACGGGATTTCAAAGAACTCGCACCTGACCAGATCCACGAACTCATCACCACCATTGTCTGGATCAGCCAGGTGGTAACTCAGAGTGAGAACTGGGATCTTGGATGTTTGATCCCGCATATACCTCGAGATCAGCTTCAACCAATAGCTCGTGACCTTGAGACCAGTGATGGTTCCTTCACCAGTCACACCCATGCCTTTGTGACCAACTCTACGGGTGCCAGCTACGCGAATCTCCTTCTTCTCAATCGTAATTTTGGCTTCAACACGCTGTACGTTTGCCAGCCATGTTCCGTCAGGCAAGAACAACTTGCCGTAGGAACCATTGACAGTTCGTTCCGCCGCAAGAGGCATGACTATATCTCCTAACTAATTGTGACCGTGAAATACAGGAACTTCATGGACTGAACAATCTGGACTGATAGAACCAGAAAAACAGTCTTACCCACAGATTTGTTGACTGGATCCAGTCCTACTGTAAATGTTGGTGTGATTGCACGCTGGCTTGCCATTGACCGCAAGAAGTCACGCACCGCATTGATCAGGGCATTCTGACCAATCACATCGTTGGGAACCTTACCCACATAATTGGCGTTGGCCGAGATTGTGAGTGCGGTTGCGATGGCGTCCATGGTATTGATAGCATCAATGTTCTGCCACACCCCACTTTGGTTCTTACCGAGTGTGGTGAGTGTATTGATGTCTTCTTCGATTTTGAACTGCTGTCCATCAAAGGTGTTTAGCAGCAAACCCGCCGCAAGACCACTGACAATTGAGTTATTACTAAGGCGTACCTCCAAATCTAACAGGTTGGGCAAAGGCCAGTAAGTAAGGCTATCACCAGGAATCAGGGAAGCGATTGCACCCGCCAAAGTGGCAGCGTAAGCACTACCCCTGTAAAGGGTTCTGTTACCCAGACTGTTCAGCTCATAGACGCCAGGGTACACGTAATGGGTGTATTCATTGTTGAATGCCGCCGCGTTCGTGGTAGCCGTTGCCAGAGATTCACCAGTGTCTGAGCCAGTAACCCATCTGACGTATTTGCCATAACCTCGCATACCCTTGACCCAGGAGTTTATTGAGGCTGGCAAACCCGCAATGTCAGAAGTGATAGCATCTACGTGGAAGACGTTGAATTGCTCTAATTCGATGACGGCCATCGCGGCAGTATAATCTGCCATTACAGGAGCGGCACCATCATTACCACCCGTCAAAGCCGTACCTGGAGCAGCTACGGTAGCGGGGGTACTGTTACCTTCAGCTAGAAAGACGGCTGTGACGAGATAATTACCCGCATCGGCATTGATGAGGTTTACAATCTCCTGTATATGACCCGCCACACCACGAGCATTGGTTTTTGTGGTGTACGTGGCTATCAGGGTGGTGCCGTTATACAGCAGTACATCAGTCTTAGTAGCATCCACCACGTTGGCTTGGACTGCTACCTTGAAGCTGTTCCCGTATACACCGTTGTATTTACCAACGACATTGAAGGCATTGACAGGAGAACCAGTTGTATCTACGAAGGTATGCGTCGCCTTGGCAGCCCCCGCGCCTTCGATACGATAAAACTTGAGTTGACGAGCACCTCCCAAGAAAGCGTGGTGTCCTTCGTACCAGGCATTGTACGGAGCGGTATCACTGCTGGTGTAGTAGTTGAGGAGATCAGTTTCGTTATTGACGTACTGAATAGTTTTGTCAGGACCCCAAGGTGCTTTGACGATTGAAGCTACGACACCTTGTTGTCCTGGAGCTATAGCTGCCAGTGCCGCCGGAACAAAGTTGATGAATAGACCAGGTCGTCCTTGTCCTACCTGGGCAGCGGTCCAAGGCCCTCCAGCCATTACTCACCTCCCTTTGTGTGACCAGCGTCCTGTTGAGCCAGGAATTTGGCAACTGATATTTTTACCTCGGACTTCTTCAACATTTCAAGTCCCATCATGTGAGCAAAAGAAAGTGCTCCTTCAACTACCCATCGGGGCTGTCCAAATAGCTCTTGGCTCTTGGACAGGATTTGCTCAGCGGGGTAAGACGTTTCTTCTTCCACCGTTTTTACTTCTTTTTCCATCACACATTCACCGCATAGGAACTTGTGTCTTGAAGCGACACATTGTCAGTGACCGTTACCACAGTATCCACATGCCCAATAATCTGGTCCTGTGTACGCAAGCGCGGTTGATGGATAGATGTTTCCAGGGTAATAGTTCCCTGCCACATCCCATTATTGAGCAAGTCTTCTTGCACATTACTGGCAAATCTGGTAACTCTCAAAAACCTCCAACGTATTGCGTTGAGACTACCATCCAGGTTAGTCATTTCTTTGGGTGCTACGCCTGTTCCCACCAAGTGAGTTAGTGAAAATGTTGGATATCCCCACTGTGGCATCGTGATCGTGGCCTCGAGATGACCATTCACGTAGCATTTGTACTGCCTGAACAGTGGTTGATTCCAAGGCACTCGGGGTACTCGGAGAAAGAAAGAGCCAGGAGATGCTAACACCACGGGCAAATTGGGTGATGCTGCACTCTCGTTCCCACACCGATCTACACCACTAATGCGTACTTGATACGTCCCGGCTGGAATCGTTCCTACTACAGTAGTGTCTTGTGCCAGATCCAATGGTTGTGGAAAAGCCCATCCAAATCTCCAGGCTGGGATAGTGTCTATGAAGCTATAATCGGTACCTCCATTGTCTATAAACTGTTTGATCTCGGCGATAACCTTATCTACGTCCATCCTGTCTAGGCCGTAGTAGGTTATAGCGAACTGGCAGTCGTCTCTATAAAGGCCACTGCCAAGATTTACTGTACGATGATTAGTCCTTTCCAACCTCATCTGAGGTCGTTGCAGCTTCCTGGTGCGCTGTAACTCTATGCGGAACCCACCTGGAAGAGCTACCCTGGGAGCAAACAGCTTCCAGAGCATACGATTGACGGAACGTGTCTGGTCGTCCAGGTCGATCACATTATATCCTTGACTTTACCAGATATCTCTTCTTCTAATTCAGCATATGAATCAAACAAGCCTCGCTTGAACATATGCTGTGCTTCCCAACGAGCTTCGACGGTTTTGTTGCTCCCATAAGAGGCAATAGGCATGGAACCACCATTTTCTACCAGACCTGCATACGGCGTAAATGTCCCCATCTCAGCAGCCCAGACATTACCTTTGTAACGTTTTACTGAAGAATAGGCCCCGTTCTCAATGATAGTTAGCTCCTCGTAACTATCTGTCTTCTGGTTTGCGACCCCGTTGGCTGCCGCCCACTTCTTGGCCGTCTCTATATCAGCTTCACCTGACTCGCTCTTTACTACTATGTCAGGATCCCATATCCCAATCGTAGCCGCCAACCTGCCTGTGCTGTAACCATGAAAGACGCCAGTACCAGGACGAATATACTTGATCACGTTCCTGCGCATAATATCAATCGCCCCTTCCGCTACATCCTTGCCGAGTAACATAAAGCGATTGGACATTGCCTGTATCTCGCCCTGAGTATATGCGAAGGATTTACCTTTTTGTCCTTGACGACGAAAGGTTTGCGTACCGCCAACATTAGGGCCAGTCTCAGCAGAAGACGGACCCTTAGCATAGGTTTTGAAGGGAATGTCCCTCATGTCCACCATGACTAACGGTTCCTCCCTTCATAGCAATATAATTCAAAATGGTCTAACTCACCAGTAAGCCGATTGGTAGCTTCATGAACTTCAGCTATCCCGTATACTCGTCCGTCCACTATGAGCCAGTTGGTGTCATCGAACTTCCGGTTGGGTAACTTGCCTAGCCTGGGATCCACTATATACACCACCGCCGCGATCTGGCCCATCATAGCCCCTGGCGCGGCGG